TTATGCTTCAATTAGTCTTGAAAGTCTAATCATGGTTGCCGCTAAATTAATCTCAGGATCAGCAACTAGTGTGTGATCAACTAGTCCTTGCTTAATAATTAAAATAGCATCATCTCCGTGATCACCGAACAACGAAACGTTGTCATATAACCATTTGTAAATGTCTTCAACCTCATCTGGTCGTACTTGACTACATACAAGTTTTCTTGCTTGATTAATTTTTCCTGCTTTAAATAGTTCAACCATTTCAAGTTTGTAATCTGCTTCGCCTGTGTCGCCTTCTTGTGGAGCAACTAGTACTCCGTCTTGACAATTCATTTGTACCATGTTAATACACTTACGCAAGTCTGGGTAGGTTGCTTTTACATAAGTGTCTAGTATATCTAAGTCTGGAGTATAACCTTCTGTAATACAAATCTCTGCTACACGAGCAGTAAATTCTGTTTGGTCAATTTTTGCAATATGAAAGCCTTGACATCTTGAATGTAGTGCTGGAATAATTCTGTTAGGATAGTTACAGGTTAAAATAAATCTGCTTGTAGTATGATATTCTTCCATTACGCCACGCAGTGCCGCTTGTGCGTTTGGACTCAAGTAATCAGCCTCATCTAGTAGCACAACCTTAAAGTCACCAAATGGAATCATCTGTACAAAGTTTACAATCTTATCACGAACATCATCTACTGAGTTTGTTCGCGATGCGTTAATCTCTAGTATGTCTAAATCGTTTAGATCTAACTCGTTGAATAATAATTTTGCCAACGTTGTTTTTCCGATTCCAGCATTGCCTGAAAACAGCAAGTGCGGAATGGTTTTTTCTTTTATCCATTTCTTTACCTGATTGCGTTGTGCTTCATCTCGAAACACATAACCGTCTACCGTCTTAGGACGATACTTTTCTACCCATAGTTCTTTCATATTAATACCTTTTTGTCAAAAGAAAACTCCTTATGTTGTATATAATAACACAAACAGCATAAGGAGTCAAGTGTTTTTTAGAGATCGTTTGGTTTTCGGTTTTCCGAAAAATGAGCATCAAATTCGCCATCTGGATAACGGCTTTTTAGTTTTGTAATATTTTCATCAATTACGTCATTAGGATCTAAACCTAACGAACGACAAGTATTAATCCAATACCAAATAATATCGCCAAGTTCTCGTTTAAGATGAAACTTAACATCATCATTCCATGGCTTACCTTGGAATAAAACTTTTTTAATGATTTCGTTAAGTTCGCCAGTTTCTGACGATAGTCCAATCCCACCTGTGACAAGTAGTGAAATATTAACCGGGCATCCATGTTCTTCTCCATTTAAGTAATCCATCTGTTTAGATAGAGTGTTGTTGTCGTTTGATTCTTCTGATGTGACTTTCTCTACAAAGTCCTTGTATTTGTTTAGATCTATCAATGTAACCTCTTAGTTTATAAAATCTTCAGGTCGATGACTGTCTGAGGTACTAACCCCAGTCTTGTCACCAAATAATGAATCCTTTGGAACTTCGTCACTCCAAAGTAATACGCTTTCTGCTTCAACTGTTCGAAGCGTTTCGACGTTTCCGTCTGGACCTTCGAGGTCGTAACCTCGAGTCCAACGTCCATGTTCGATTAAAATATAGTCTCCTACATCATATGGATCATTGTTTTCAGGACCCTTTGCATAGACTTTACCCCAACGTGGTTTGATACCTCTATCCTTACCGTCATCACTAGTAATGATAATTCCACCATCGGTTATTCTTTCTCCGAATTCCATACCTGTAACAATAACACGGTTATGTAATGGTCGAACTGAGTTTGCTTTAACTCTAGTTTTTAGTCCTTGCTTACCTGATGCTAACTTATCGTAATCGATCATTTGTTATTCACCCTTTTTTACAAAGTCGCCATTTTCATCTTCAATCCACTCATCATCTTGTACAGATTCTTGTACAGATTCTTTTTGTACTTTAGTTGAAGCCTTTTTAACTGGCGTAGTTTCTACTGGTTGCTCTTGCTTTTTTACTACAGGACTTTCATCCTCTACTTTATTAGGATGATCTCTGTAAAAATCTGCAAGTACATCTTCACGTTTTTTAATAATTTTACCGCCTGGGCCTAATTCGTCGCCACGTGCATTTACACGAGCGTTTCCAACCGCAGGAGTAAGTTCATTTTTTTGACGTAACAAGTCCATATCAACTGTTCTACCGTTCATTGATTTGTAGACTTTACGTCCTGTTTGTTTAACTGCCATAACAATCTCCTTATTATGTACGTATTTATCTCAAGAACTCACGCCAGTCTAAGTCAAACTGGATTGAGTTTACCCTATGTACTCCAATAATATATAGCACATAACTAGATACACTAGAGCCTCTTCCGACTCCCCATACAATGCTATTTTCACGCATAAAGTCTACAAGATAGATCATATAACGCAACAAGTTTATCATACCTCTGCCTTCAAACTCTGCTAGTTCTTCAGCACATCTTGCTGTTTCTTCTTGTGTTTCGCACTTTGTTAGAATATAGTTGTGTACGTTTAGTGTCTTATATTCTTCAGGCATAAACCATTCACTTTGACATACACCGTCAAAAGTCTTTTGATCTACATCTAATGGGATATACTTCTTTAATTCTGGAATACCAAATTCTTTTGCATTTTGATTAAACTTATCAATATCGTCATTTGGATCACAAAGAACTATATGGCACTTATCTATATGTCCAGAATATATCATATCAACAAGGTCTTTATTAGAAAACCGTGGGATACCGTTTGAATCAGTTTTTATTAACATACAAGTATTTTAACTTATATTAATGAGATTGTCAAGATCTTTATCTTGGTCTTTTGCCATTTCTTTGATATAACGGCTTTTTAGTTCCATTCTATACATATCTATTAATGTAGACATTTGACTTTGGACTTGGGGGTTCCTAGTCATAAAGAATTTTTTAGAAAGGTCTTGTAACTTTTCCTCAATTTGAGGAGTTGTGTATTTGTCAAGATTGTCTTCTATAGGATGTAACATTAAGAATATTGTCCGTCATACTTAACAAAAATACTTGATCCTGCATTGTAAGTCCAAAGATCAATTACTTTTGGATTTTGATCATTATCAATTTCGATAGTATTATCAGAAGTAGGCCAGTCATTATGGAATTTAAGTGTACTACCTGCTTCTGTACCAATAGTAAGAGTATGCGGAGTTCCGTCATTGATTAAAATAATTCTTAGTCTACCAACTTTACCAGACTCTGGCCAGTTAGTAGTTGTAAGGGTAACATCTGCACCTAACGTAAATGTTTGTACAGGCCCATTAGCAAAATCAACATCTTGAGAGGATTGAAGAGTTCCTACAGCATTAAGTTCTTCCGAAATATTTACTAAGTTAGCATTTAGGATATTATTTCCTAAAAAGTTATTTGCAGTATTTTTCTTTGCTGTATTATCCTGTAGATCTTCAATTTCTTCTTTAGTTGCAACAAAGTTGGATTTGATAACTGAAAAGTTATCTCTAAATCCTTGTGAATCATTATCCTGTCCTGCTACAGGAAACGCTTCGTTAATGCTTATATCATCAATATTACTTGCCATTTTAAGTCCTCTCTAATGTTATTTATCTGCTTTATATGTTGTATTCGTAATTTGCGAACAATATATATTGCTCATCACTCTTTCCTGTAGTGCTATCGATTACATATCTATCAATATCAAAATCAACAGATTTAAAGTCAAATTCTTGGTTTTTAATGTTTAGCAGAATTTGATCTGCTTTTCCTGTTTGACAATACACAATTGGTATTGCAGTTACATATCCTAATTCTTGCACACTATTTTCTTGTGCAGTACGCATCCATAATGGTAAAAACTCACGTTCTGTTATTCCAGTATCGCTAATACGATCACGCATATTCTTTATGTTAGAAATATATTTTTTGTTCTGCTCAGTTTGACTAATTGATACAGCATCACTGTCAACTTTTAGTGTATTAGTTATTGGTCTAAATCTATACGGTTCTGCTTTAGTAATTTCAAATTGCTGAACTGATGTAACAACACCCCCGCTTCTTAAAGTTACAGTAATATTTCCTACAGTAGGATATACAATACGACCGTTTCTAGTGATAATTTCCAAATCATTACCAATGCTTGTAATATCAATAGTCGGAGTTCCAACTCCCCTAACATCTAATGCAAACGAACTAGTACCACTACCTAGTGCAGTATTGTCATCTAGTGTTTCAAACTGAACACTGTCTACTGTAATTTTAGATGAACCAGATGTAGTTTTAATATATTTCTTAACATTACCACTAGTTGGCATTGCTGGATCAATTACTTCTACATAAATTACTTCGTAGATAATGTCATTAGATCCTGGATTTTTTGCTACTGCTTTTTTAACATTGCCTAGTTTATATTTTCTACGTTTATGATTTTTTGCTGTAGCGGCAACATAGTTTCTAATCTGTTGTGTTAGTATTCCTGCGTATGCTAACATTCTAATATCTTTTTGAACACCAAACTCTGGATCACCACTTCTATATATTGCATCTGGCGGAAAGATATTTGGATTTGATATAAATGCAGAATACTCATCTCTTACAGTTTGTTTCAAGAAAGGCCTCATATACAAATTACTATACAAGTTATCGTCTGGATCTGTTACTTGTAATCTAAATTCTTGCTCAACAGCACTAAATCCAAAACGGTCCTCTGCTTTAACTGTAATCTTGAATTGTCTATCGATAATAGTTTTTGCATTATCAAATGTCATTGTACCATTATCAAACACAGTAAGACCTAGTTTATCAGCAGTACCAAATTGATTAACTTTACCAATAATCTCTCCACTAATATCTAAAGTTAAACCATTTGGCAATGATCCTTGTACAATACTATATAATAATCTTGAATCTGGAACTGTTGTAGTTGCTTTAATACTTAATGTTGAAATAAAGTTTGCACTAATACTTCCTAAATCTTCTGGAGTAATAAACTGAATAGTTGAATCTACTTCACCTAATATTTTAACAGTAAAAGTTTTTGTCTTAATTGCTAGTTCATTTAATTCGTTATCAACTCTAGTTGCTTTTACTGTAAACTTATATTCTTTTGTAACTGCTGGTTGATAGGGAACTCTACCTGCTATTTCTCCAGTGGTACTATCTAATTGCATTCCTGGAGGAAGTTGGCTAAGTGAGTTATCGTCATTTAAGTTTTCTAATGTGTATATTAGTCTACCTGCAAGAGTTTCTGTATCTAATACATCTAAGAAAAATGTTAGATAGTTGTTTGCTCTACGGTAACCTAAATTAGCCGGAGTTAACCATAGTGGTGTTCTAAGGTATGTATTATCTGCACTAAACAATCCGTTTGCAAGTTGCATCTTAGTATTGTCTGCACGTAAGAAGTCGTCTCCTACAAGATAAATTTGAAACTTGCGTTTTTTAAATGTATCACCGTCTGTAACAGTAACAATAAATTCATAAAAGCGATTTAGTTTTCTAGGCTGTTTAGTTGGAATTCTGTCGTCATAAATTCTTGTATCGTAAAAGAAACTATCAAATCCGTTAGCACTTCTTTCACCAAAGTCATATGGAAAAGTACCAAACACGTTAGCATCGTAGTGTCCACTTCCTGCTCTAGTATCAAGTGCAAGTACTGGCTCAACTACTCCTACAATTCTACCGTCACTAGTTAAACGTGTACCTGGAGGCAGTTCTCCTTCGTCATCAGCAATAAAATATTCTAAATTGTCACCTGCTGGTAAATCAGCGTCGATTGCTTTTAGTTGAAAATCTAGTACAGTATTATCTAATACAAAGTATTTTGAATCTGGATCTACTGGAATAAGTCCTTCACCAGTTACCCATACAGGTTCGTCAGCACCATCAATGAGCATAGTAAATGTTCTATCTTCAATAGCAGTATTGATATCTGTTGCTCTAAGAACAAATTTAAATTCACTTAATCTTTCTACTTCAAACGGTGTACCAACAATGTATAAACCTTCAATCCTTAATCCCGGTGGTAGTTTACCACTGATTACTTGAACGTTATCTATTGTATTTGAAGATGTATTTAAAGGGAGTGCTACTCGTACAGATGCGTTTTCTGCAAAAATACCTAAATTAGTTCCCGTTTTTCTAGTCCAGATTACCGACATAATAATTCCTTATTCTATTATATTTATCGGAAATTGAATAGAGTATTATAATGGATTTGTGATAGTTCCCATATCAATACTAAACGCAGATGGTGATGTGATAGTTCCCATATCAACAATAGTAGAGGATCCTAAGAATTCAATAATACTTGAAGTACTACCAGTAATAGTACCAAAATTAAATCCGTAAATATCTCGCACATCAATTAAATGAACAAGACTTTGAATATTTCTGACATTTAAAATGTCTCTTTGTTGACCATCTAAATTGCCGCCTAGTTGTGGAGTAACGTCTGAACTTAATTCAGTTTGTGAATTAATTACTATTCCGTTAGCGCCTTGTGTTACAGTAGATACGTTTGTTCCACCAGCAATAGTAAATGTATCGCCCTCTGCAAGAGTAATATTTCCTGTGTCTGTAGCAACAATTAATTGTTGTAATCCACCTACACTAGAAATAGTTACGCCACTAGCATCTGAACTTACTGAAACATTACCGCCAGCAACAATCTTTTTGAATTGCAAATCATAGCCTACTTTTTGTGCAAATAGACCTTCACCAACAGAACCTAAGTTAGATGCTATTGTTTGTTCAGGTGCTCTATTATCAAGTTCAGTAAAGTTATTATTAACTTTTACAAACGCTTCTCTTAGATCATCACCTGTTCCATCATTTGCTACGCCGCCGATATTAACTAATTGTATTGCCATGCTAATATTTATCCTATTCTGGTTGTCTCTTAATTACAGTACGTTTAACTCTAGGATACTTTATTCCTACTGTAGGTCGGATTGCGTAATCCTTTTTAGGATATACTGCACCTTCTAGTGGTCGTTCGTAATTATATTTTGCGTGTATATTAGGTGACCCTTGTAAGTCATCTGAATCTGTTGGATCCTCTGTAGATATTGCATCATATAGTTGACCTTCTTCTGCCCACTTGCTTACAAGATACGCTTTTACATCTTCTTGTTTCCAGTGTGGATACGTTTCCATCATACAAGCAACTAGTCCTGCTACTTGCGGACTAGCCATCGATGTTCCTGAAATTTTAGAAATTCTATAACTGCCATTTCTAGGATCAAGTGCTGATCCTGAATTATGAGCACTCATAATGCTAGTGCCAGGAGCGTAAATATCTACGCCTGGACCACAATCACTAAACGAAACTTTTCTGTCGAGCCCAGATGTTAATCCAACATCAGTAGCACCTACACATATATTTGGAATATCGTAATCACCGTTTACAAGGTCGTCATTTGCTGTAGGTGAAGTACCTCTCATATAATAGTATGTCTGGCCATTCATTTCAAATGTATTATCCCAATCAGGACCGCCCGGTATATCATGCTTCCATCGTCCGTTGCCTGCCGCGCCAATAGTGATTACGCCTGCGTCAATAGCATCTTCAATATCCGCGTCTAATGCCGCAACTCGTAAAGGAATACGTTGTCCTGCTATAAAGCCCCAAGCATTTAATTGTGCATCTGAAAAAGGACTCGAACTTGAAAATACATCATTACGTTCGATAACTAAATCAATCTGTGTTGGAGTTGCTTCATAAAATTTATATTCATATCTAATAGTCGGTGAACCCAGTACCCCATTTTGATAGTCAGTATGACCTTCATAAATTAATGTGAATATTCTACTTCCTACTGTACCACTTGTACCGTAAAAAATTCTTTGAGCACTTCGATCACCGCCTGCAATCATAATTTTAGGAAGTGCAGGAGTGTTTTCATCAATACCAGAAAAACTTGTTGCTCCTGCTCCAAATGTTAGATAACTGTTTGTACCCATGTATACTGTATTGTAGTTTTCGCTTAGGTATGTGATATTAAACGGTAAATTAAGAGTCCAGTAACCATCATCGTTGACACCAACTGTTGGAGTAACACTAGCAGTAAGTGTTGCTGTTGATCCAATTGATTGTGTTCCTAGTGAAGTAACAGTTGCCGCCGGGTTAGATTCTTGATAACCTACAATAGTACAACTCATAAATGCCGCTGTTGTTGGATCTGATGCTAGTGTTACTGAAGTAGAATATGTAATTGAATATATTTCTGTATTAGGTAATGAAAGATTTAGATTAATTAAATCAATTTCTGCTGTGCCGCCATCGGCAGATGTTTGTGTATCAGTAACACTAGCAACAGTGACACTATTTGCATCTTGTACTGTAACAGTCCCTTGAATAGTTGTCTGTCCAGTTATTCCGCCTGAACTAACATTGTGTCTAAAATTAATTTCAGATGGTCCTTGAATTAGAACTGTATATGTAGAATTTGGCACTGTAGTTAAAGTTTCACTTACGTTTCCTCCAGTACGTGTCCAGCCTGTAGGAATAGCAGTATAGTCACCAACAGCAGATCCTTCACTACCACTTGTGGTAATACGTTGTCCTAGACCGTTGTCTGGATCTCCTGTAAAACTTGCTAGTGATGTTGTAGAACTATAAACTCCATTTGCACCTCCGTATACAACATCACCGGTTGGAGTATATCTAGTTCCTCTATAAGTAACCGCAGTAATTGCGCTAAAACTCCATTGTTGAGGGAAAATACTCATACCCCAACTGTTGTTTACTACTGTTGGATTTTTATATCCTGTAACAAGATTTGGTGCTTTATTTTCGTGGAATGCTCGTATGTAATCAAATACATAAGGAAAATTACTGTTATTAATAGCGCCAGCGTAGTAGTATAAATTATAAAGGTTAGCATCTCTAGCCCAACCTTGTCTATTACCACCCACAGTTCCCATTACGTGGTTTGCATGATAACTACCTGGGTTTGAATATGTGTAAGTATCTGGTGCCCCTACTTGAGATTGTAATGTATTCCAATCAAATAAATTAAGTCTAGTTGCCGATCCATCATCAATATTCATTGCCGAAGGTTGATCATATTCTGGATGTCCGGTGTATACACCATTACCATCACAAATAATACAGTCAACGTTTCTACCTGTTGCATTTAATTTGATAGTGCTATTTAAATTAGTAAACAAACTGCCCCAGTTTGTAAGATTACTGCCTCTTGTTAAACGATAAAGACCCCAGTTTAAATCATTGCTGGAGTTAGTCGAGTCGCGATCAAAGTCACCCGTTTGTTCAATAATATCAAAGTGCTCTGCTTCAATATTTCTATCTTTAGGATTAAGTTCAACTACTTTAACTCTAGGATCATTTTTTACTAGTTCTGCTTCGACATCAGTGAGCCAGTATTCAGTTGTACGTGAAATCGGTCTTTGGTTGTTTACTGTAACTGCTCTATCAGGAATATATAAATCGCCACCCGGAGTTTGCATATCGTCATAGAACGAATCTAGATCATCTTTAGAATGTAATGTGACCATGTACACTCTTTTTTGGACTAGTTTAGCCAAAGACATTATTATGCCTCCATTTTAAGAAGAGTCAGTGTAGTACTAATAGTTGCAGTTCCCCCACTCTTGTTTTTAACTGCCGCGTAAATTGTTGTATCGTTTGCCAAGTTCCAGCCTAATACCGCCGGACCAAAATTAATTGTTTGCGCCCCTGATGTTAATACTTCTGCAATTACTCCAGCATCTGGTGAAGGATCTACTCCTTCTCCTCTTGTGGAATCTGCTGTCCTTGCTAATGAACTAATATATAATCTTACCCAAGCCGCCGCGGATGTTTGAATGCTCATCAATGCGTATGCTTTGTGTCCAGTAAATGTTACATTAGCATCTACGTTGTTAGCAATACTAGAGGTTGCTGTTTCTACTGTTCCTCTAGAAGCAAGTCCGTCTACAACACCTCCGCCAATGTTTGAATCAACATATGCTTTAACTGCCGCTTCTGTCGGAACTACTGTATTTGAATTTCCTGCAAGTGTAGTATCTGTACTAAATTCGTTTACTGTAGCGCCACTAGCAAATCCAATGCTTGCTACAGAAGTTAATGTTAAGTTTGATAAACTTGTTGCAAAAGTAAAGTTGCCTGCACCATCTGTTTTAAAAATTCCGTTTGCAGATCCATCTGAAATACCTAGGTCTGTTAATACTGTAGGAGAGTCGGTAATTCCATATCCTGCTAGTGTAGTTGGAGTATTTTGTACGTTACTAAAATCAGGTTCATTAGTTGCGTTAATCCAAGTTAAGCCGGTCCATTTTAAAATTTGATCTCCTGCTGGATTTGAAATACTAGTGTCATCTAAATCACTAACTTGGTAAACAGGCTTGTTAGTTGTGTTAGTCCAATCAAGGAAATAAGAACTATCAAATCCATCAAGTGTATCTGCATTTAGTCCACTACCACCTTGTGTAATATCGTCTGCTGGTGCCCATTTATTTTCTAGCCATTTTAAAACTTGACCATTTGTTGGAGGCGTTGTAGTTGTGTCAACATCTGTTAAATCATCAAGGTCGATAGGAATAATAGGTTTGTTACTTAGATCATTATAACTACCAGTTGTTGCAATAGTAGCAAGATTAGGACGACCAGTAATTTCTGAATATGCTATCGAGTTATTAACCCATGCACTGCCATTATATTTTAAAATTTGATCTACAGCAGGTGCTGTAAGTGTTGTATCTGTTAATCCTGCAAGTGTAGTAGATCCACCACCACCACCTGAGCCAACTCCAGTTGCTTCAATTGTAAGTGTTCCTGCGGCGTCATTATAATTTAAAATTATCCCAACACCTGCAACTAAAAATCCTGCAACTCCATCTTGTAAACGTTCATCAGTAAGATACTTTTTAGTACCTTCAACAATATCGTCTGTATTTTCTGGAATAGTCGGAGTACCAGTTAAGTCTGCATATGCACCACTAAATGGATTATATGGAACTCCTGCAACAGTTAGACTGGTTGCTTGAATATTACCTGCACCAATAATACCTGATCCAGTTAAGTTTAAGTTATCACCGATGGGTAATTCTTTTAACTTATTACCGTCATCTACATCTACAATTAGTGGTATTCTATCTGCCATTTTGTTTTCCTATACTCATATTTATTTTATATCGCGAATGTTGTTGTAGGCCACCATTGCCCATTGTAATAAATTGTTAATCCTGGTGTTGTACCGCCATGTACATTCCAATTAGTGCCATCTGCTATTGCCATCATACCGTCTATTGGATTTGATGGCGGACTGTGTAACACGGATAAACTCATTGTTGCTCTTGGAGCCACCACTGCCGTTCCACCAGATACATAGGCTGTGAATGCCGAACTGTTTAGTGGTGTTGTTAGTGCCGCATCTGTAAACAACTCGTTTGAACTGTTTATAAAATATGTTTGATTGTTTAATTCTGTTGTTCCCACGACACCAGTAATGGTTACCGTTGAGTTGGGATTAAAATAATAAGGATCGCTAAAATTCAAACTGGTTGTTGCACCCAATGTAACGCCTGAGATTGTTTTGGTAACTTCAGCACCAATCTGTAGGTTTGCCTTATCATTGTCCAATTGATATGTTGGACCGTTTGAATACATATCGCCCGACCAAGTCATTTCATTAGAACCATTGTTGGCTGAATAACCTAGTGTTCCGCCACCTGCATCACCGTCCATCCAGAAAATAAGTCCGCCGTATTGTGGTTCAATGGACATATAAGAATTTGAATACAATGCGGAAGTGTTTATTCCTGCACTTGATTGTAGATGTCCACT